CCAACTCTGGCCCTTGAGCCAATCCCTCAGACTTATCCAGCATTAACCCTACAGGCTGTCCTACTGCTGTTACAGGCGTAGCACCTTGAGAGTCTTGGTAGAGGGTATGGCTTGGATTAGCTGCCTTAAACGCACTCTCAAACGTGCTTAGGATAGGCTGGTAGCTAGAGGCTGTAGTACCAAATTCTATTTGTGGCCCCCATGCGTAAATACCGCCTGCTGGTATGTCATCTACCCAGATACCACCGTTAGCACCGTGTCCATTCCACTCTGTTAACTGGAATCTTTGCCACTCAGTTGTTAGGTTACAGGTTATAATATTGTTTGTTAAAGCAGGGTCTTTAAGCAAAACAGTTTCACCGCCTGAGACTCCTTTTAACCATATAGACCGCGTTGCAATATTTGTTCCTAGCAACACCTGAGAAAAACTAAAGAAACCGTTAGAGCCGTTTGAAACAAACTTGCTCGCTGTGCTTGTACCATCAGGTGCAGTCTGGTTAGCTGTTCGTACAGTTCCTGATTGAAGATTCCAGTTTTGATAAAAGCTCTCAGTGTACTCAAGTAAGTTCTTACGCCAATCAAGCGAGCCTGACGCAGCAGAGGGGTCATACCACACACCCTGCTCTCCACTAGAAAACAAAGAGGAAGGACTGAACCTGCTGCCTCCAGCCATTCGTTTGAATAATGTAACGCCAATGCCAATCATTTAAGACACCAGTGCAAATATGCCTGTTGCAGTAGAAGCAGTAGTCACTCGCTTCGCAGAACAAGTCAAGTAGAAGTTGTCTGGAACAGTAACGGTACGGTTTTTACCACGAGCAGTTGTAAACACTACAGTGCCGCCAACGGTAATGTACAGGCCAATAGCTACAATACCATCTGGGAAAAGATTGGTATCGTGTGGAACAATAGGCAACATATCTACTACTGCGCCTGTGAGGTTTGGGCCTACACCTTTGAATGGGTTGTTGGTTGTAATTGACATAATAATTTCCTGTTTGAATTGGGTTGATTATACTAAAAATTGATTAAAAAATATACAGCTATTCTAATACTTCTAGCGGAGATTCACCTGGCTCCCACCAATAGCCTTGTCCATATTCCTTCATGCGCTTACGCCTCATGGAAGCAAGAGTCTTTTCGAAGTTAGGATCAGCCATCATACGAACATTGTCGAACATAGAGTCCATGAAGAGCTGCGTCTGCCACACTCCAGGAGTAATATCCTCTACGAACTTAACTGCTTCACCAAGCACGTTGGTTTCATCGCCCACTATGGCCTGTCTAACATTGCCCAGCGTAAGACTAAAGGTATCATTAACCAAGCTACCCATTGGGCCAGCCAAGCTCTCAACAAATCCTTTGCCGTATCTGTTTACGTCAGAAATAATGAAGTCACCAAACAAACCTAAGCCGCCACCCTGCGCTAATGCAGCGCCCCAGAAAGATCCGTCCATATCTCGTGGCTCACGACCTGCTGCAACATCCTTGACCTGCAATGCAAACGCGCCAAGAAGCATTGTGCTTGCCCCAAGAGAACCCAGATATGCAACCCTACCGCCCAGTGTTGCTTGAGTAGCACCACGATATAAGTGTGTAGTCATCATGGTGATAGGGAATGACTTAATCATCATAGCTGATCTAGATATTTGACCCCAGACAGTACCCCTCTCAAGACCACCAGTAGCAATAGCTCTTTCACGCGCTCCAGGTGTAGGCACAGCAAAGTCTGTTTCTTGCAGGATCATGGCATGGAACTTCATACTTTCATCTGCTGTAAGGTCGGCAACTCTAGTCCCCTTCATCTCTAGGGGCTTTGTCTTTCTAAAGCTATCCCACTCTTGCTTGCTGATTCCGTATGTATCGAATGCCCTTTTTACTGATGGGTGCAACTCGTCAAGAGTCTTGCCAAAGTTATCAGCCAACATACCTGCAAACTCAATGCCAAACGCCTTACGTCCTGCCTCAGTCCAAGCCTCAAGCCCAGATAGTCTTAACACTGCCTCAGCAGTTTTAGCACTAGCACCAGTACCATAGGTGTCAGAGAATCTATTTGCAGAGTGTGCGCGACCATACCAAGAATCTAAGGCCAAACCCATTCGAGCCAACAGTACCTTGTCTTCCTCACTAGCTGTAAGCATAGCCATATGACGCTTAAACACCTTGGTCATAGGTATGTTGTTGTAGTTGGCCGTTAATGAAGCTGTAGCAATATCGGTAAATGATGACAGTGTTGCGCCACCCAGCTTAGAGGCTACCTGCAAGTTACGAACAAACTGCATACCATCAGCTAGATTGACCATCTGACCGCCATTAATCTCACCACTAACAGTCTTGTAAACAGCATCAAGCATACTAAGAGATGCCTCACCTATGGGCTTACCTCTTTCGACCTGAGTTTTCTTGGCCTGAAACTTTAGCGCGTCATACATTACACGAGGGTTTGTCCCCAGTGTTTCAACCATTGCTATGTCGGTAGCTCGCCCCTGAATGTGGTCACTCAACGTAGTCAACACATCACCTTTGCCAAACTTATTCTGGTAGGCAATCCAGCTATCAGCGTCCTTAAAGAAAAGAAACCTTTGCTCTGATCCTTTGCGTGACAGCTTTGACCCTAACCCACGAGGCACAGTCAAGCCCTTGGCTTTATTCATGCCGCCAGTAGCTATGGTCTGGTACACATAGTCCAAGGCTTCATCAACTTGAGCGTCAGTGAGTGGTTTGCCATTGTCATCCAGCATCTTAGGTCTATCTAGCTTGTTAGATATAAATGCTTTCCATTCTTCAGGGCCAGCATTCTTAATCAATCGCATATCGTGATTTTGTGGAAACAGCCAGTTCTCATTCTTGGAAATACTGCCGCCTTTACTATTGAAGTCAACGCGCAAGTCCTCAGCTAACTCCATCCAATCCTTTGCTATCTTTTGTATCTTTGGATCGCTAACAGTCTCGCCATATACGGCCTTTATAAACATATTTAGGCTTTCTTCGTCCTGCGATAGACCCAACATACGAGTCCTAAAAGTAGACAGGCCATCCGCAAACTTAGCCATGTACTGCTTTGTGTACGCAGAGCTTAACAGGTCAATGTTCATGTACCCTGCCTTGCCGGTGAGGTCACGACCAAGCAACGAAATTAGTCCAACACCTGCACCTTCTGGGTGGTTGTTAATCTTTTCTAAAGCAACAGAAATACGCACAGCATCAACAGCCTTTTCGCGCTTTTCACGACTAACAGTTTCAACCATATTTTTTAATGCAACTTCTGGGTCGTCAGCCTGCCTTAGCTGATCTGCCACATTCTTTGTAATCTTCTTGTCTTTGATTGCCTGCTCAATACAGAACTTAAAACTAGCCAATTGCACACCTCATTACAGAATCTAATCCATCAAGCTCATCATCAAGCTCTTTAATAACTGCTGAGGCATCTACTAGCTTGCCATCAACAATAGCCATCTTTGTCTCAAGTTGATTATACAATGCCATGTCTGTGTCATAAACGTCACCTAAGCCGTTCTCATCCAATTCCTGACGCTGCATAGGAGTTGTACTAGCCTTTGGGTCTTTCGCTCTCTGAGGGCCAACAAAGTCATCGTAGCGCAGAGTTGGGGCATCCATACGTACTCTAAACTCTTCGTTAGCTCTAAGCATAGCAACATCAAGCTCAATGTTTTCTTTTGCAAGATCGTCAAATACTTTTTTAATTTCAGCATCATTTGCAGTATCAGTGATCCTGTTCATCACTGCCATTATGTCATCAACTTTCTTTGTATCTCCCGAAGCATTAGCTTTTTTTGCTTCAGCAGAAAGATCATCAATAGCCTTTTTCTTGGCTTCATTGAGGCTGTTGATTACTTTTGTCTGGTATCTGGCATAACTTTGCAGCGATAGCTCTGTCGCCCTAAAGCCTTTCTGTAATCTCATGTTTTCCGCCATGCGTGACAGCAGGAACACAGATTGAGTCTCAGGGGTGCTAGGCGTGTTTATGTAGTCGTCTAACTGCTTTTGTAGCTCAGGCGGTAACTTACCTTCATCAAGACGTATAATGGCCTTGTTGTACTCTCTGGTGGCTTGAGAGTCATCCAGTAGCTTTTGGGTTCTTGTTATGTTTTCTTCAAGCCTTTTAACTTCTGCTCTCTGAACCGTCTGCTTTGCTACACGAGCTGGCTCATCCTTCAGTGCTTTAATTTTGGTTGGTGGCTTCTTAGCTTTTTCTAAGTCAAACTTAAAACTTCTTAGCTCACCTCTAAGTTTCTTCTCTTCACCGCGAGTTAGCTTCTGACCAGCAGGGCCAATCAACTTTGCCTTTGCCTCAACGACCAACTCTTCTTTAAACTTAGCAATGTTCTCTAAGGTCTGTGCGCCAGCAGGTTTGCCATTAATCATGGCAGGCTTGTATGTTAGTGGAGCCTGTGGGAATACAGGTCTAAACACAGGAGCAGTAGCTTCTGCCGTCTTAGCCAAATATCCTGATATGCCACCAGCCGCACCACCTAGTACACCAGCACCAATAGCAGTAAACGCGATAGCTTGAATAGCATCACCAACTTCATAGGGAGAGCCGATGTCGTGCTTGTGCTTATACACGAAGGGCTGAATAGCTGCCTCACTAGCAATGGCAACAGCAGACGCATTACGCGCTCCAATCAATGCCCTAGACAGCACACTCATACCCTTAACAGCAGTGCCAACACCACCAAAGGGAAGTGTCGCTATGTTAATAGGGTCAGTCATGTAGCCGCTAGTCATGCCCAAGAACTGAGCAAACCCATTGCCGCGAGCCATTACATCTTGGCTTTCATTTCTGCGCTTTGCTAATAGCTCATTACGCTCTTCAAATATCTGCAAGTCAGACTTAACCAGACCTGTCATTTCTGATAGGTGGTCATAGTTTACAGCGCCAGTGTCATCTATGTATGGCGTTACATCAAAGCCCTCTTCCTTGAGTTGACGCATCTTGTCACGACGAATAGCATAACCTTCGTTATTCATTTGGCTAGATACGGATAAGCCCTCGTCACGAGTAAACCTAAAGGCTGCGCCCATAGTTTCGCCAAACGTGGGATCAGGACTGTAATCCATAACCCCCGTCTGGTTCATTAGGTTCCGATAATCTTTATTTGACAATAAAGGCATTTATATTTTCCTTATGGACGAACATCAGAAATAGGAACACCTGCACCTGAAATTCCAGATCGCGCATATGTATTAATCAAAGCATTTCTCTTGGCTTGCATTTTGGCAATATCGGACTGCTTAATAGTAAACTCAAAAGGTGTTTTGCCATCTGGCCCAGGAATAGCAAACCCTGTATCTGTGTCTAAAATAACGTACTTCCCCTCACCAGGAACTGCTTTAATAATTCCATTGTGAACAGCCTCAAGAGTCTTGTTTATAGTTTCAGCTTCTCTTGTAACAAAAGGAAACACAAGGCTACCTCCAATTACATCTTCTTCTGCAACTGTAGATTCTAGCCCTGCCTCCGATAAATCTTTAGCAGTCATGTCATCAAAGTACATCTCAAGATCGTTGGCCTCAACACCCTCTGGTAGTTGCGTAAGAACACCACGAACCTTCCTAATACCACCAGTAACAGCCTGTATAGCATCCTTGAAAGTGCCTCGATCATAAACTTCTGATCCAAGTTCTACCGTTCCATAGTAATAATCCAATGCAGCTTGCATAGTGCTATCAATATCTTCTGGGCCATACACATTACCAACAGCCTCAATAAAGTCGGTTCTATAGTCCTCTGCTTTCAAAGGTTTAATTAGAGGCGGTTTTGTAGCCATTCTGTCCTGCCCATTAAAGGCAACATTCATAACATCCTTGTTCCCCAGAGCTGACAACTGAGCGTAGCTACCAGCACCCTTACTAGCAATCTGACCCCAAATTCCAGGAGCAGTTTTAAAAACGTCTGCTAGTGCAATCTTCTGGGCGCGATCTAAGTTAGGTAGCGCGTTAGTAAGTGTTCTTGCTTCAGGTGCAGACAGTGGGGATATTGCGTACCCATACTGCTCTGTTAATACTGCTGACTGCTCAATGCGTCTCTTAAAGTTTTCTTGGTTAGCAAGATATTCATTCTCAGGTGTCTCTGGGTCGTCCTGCAACAACAAAGGATCAAACTCTACTTCTTCAACAATGCCCTGCCTAACAGCAAATCCATAAGCATCTAACTGTACAGCTTGGTTAATGCGAGTTTCCTGTACGTTCATTGCCTCAAGCATTTGAATGCCATCTAAACCTAGAGCCTCTGCTCCAGCTCTTAGCTCTGCCCTTTCTTCTGCGGTAGCCAGTGAGTATTGTGCAATCTCTTGCGCCTGCTTTACAGCATCCTCATACTTAGTGCCTTCCACGCCAGCCATAACAGTAGCAGTTTCTTCTTCGCTAACCACAAACCCCGCACTTACAGAGGCCACATAGTTAGTAGCATCTTCCTCGGCCTTTTTAGTGGCAGCAGCGGCAGCAGATTGTATGCGAGACTTTGTACGCCCCAAGTCTGTTTGAGTGTTTTGTATAAAGGCATCCCACTCAGCAGGATCGTAACCCTTTGGAACTTTACCCTGTAGCTCATCTAACTTAGCGTAAGCAGCAGATATACCCTGCTCTGGGTCGTCAGCAATTGCATCTAACTCGCCACTTATCTTGTTCTCGTAGAGGCCGTTCTTAACTTTTCTTTTTTCGTCTTGCACCTGCGCTTTAAACTTTGGGCTAATATCTGCAAGTGAGTCTTGATCATCAGAAATATTTTCAAGTATAACAGCAGCTTCATCAGCTCTACCTTCTCGTGCAAGTCTGTTGGCCTCTCTAATTTTACTGCTTATGTTGTTACCTAAAGTAACAATGTTCTCATTGGTCTGCTTTACTTCAAATGCGGATTGAATCTTTTGACCTGTTGCAAGCGCAGTTCTGGTTAATTTGTCATTTATGTCAGCAGCTAAAACTGGATCAGTAATAGCAGACACAGTGCCTTTTATATAATTTTCAGCGGCAGAACCAAAGCCTACAGGATCATCTTTAAATTGCTCGGAAAACCCAGCCATTGTTTGTGCAGACTCTGTGCTAAGTTCAGACCTGTAAATCTTTTCAGCATTTCTTGTTAGCTCGGCAGTCTTTTGTTCGGCAGCGGCTTGAAACTGAGAAGCACCAAACTTGGCAGCACTTATTTGCTTTACTTCAGCACCAGTCTCAAATGCCTCTTCTGCGGCCTGTGCGCCTTCCTCAGCCCTTTTAGCCTCAATTATGGGCTTACCTATAGCTAAGGTAGATTCCATCATCTGTTGGCCTAAACCAGCCAATGCTCGCATTTTATCGCCAGCAGTTCTGTCTACACCAGTTGGAGTAAAACCACCGTATACGTCAATTCTTTGTTGTCTAGGTTGTCTAGCCATTATAGTTCCAGTCAGATGAGTAAGTTCCAGTTGCTTCAGTGGTTCCACCACCACCACCAGATGCGCCATAAATCTGAGTTGCGCCTGACAGCAGTGTACCAGCAGCGCCAATCTTAGCAGCAGATGCAGTAGTGGCGGCTTGTCGTCTTAACTGGGCTTGAGCAAGTCGATCAGATAGCTTTGTCATGCCTTCACTTAGGCCAACATTCTTAGCACTCTGTAGGGCGATACTAGCAGGTGTGCCTTCGGCTGTAATACCTGACATACCCATACCCACAGCATTGGCTGCAAGCGCCTTATTTAGCTTCTGCTGACGTTCTAGCTCACGACTCTCAGCGGCTACACGCTCTTGTTCGGCCTGAGTTTTAAGTGCGGCCTCCTGATCTTTACCAGCTTCAAGCTGACCATAAATCTGGGTGGCTGTACTGACTGCTATTAAGCTGCCTATAATTGCAAATGTCATTTAAATAACCTCTTGCTCTACTAGAGCTGCTTCTATTTCATCAATATCTGTTAAGTGTGTAGGATGATATGTAATCCAAGTACACCCTGTCGTGCTATAAATAACACGCTTAGTTCCTGGCACTGTCTCACCCAAGTACGGAGCTGTAATCTTTTCTCTTTCGTGAACACTGGATACTTCACACTCCCCAGATACCACGCTAAACAGGTGCTTACTTTTATGCAAAGCTCCTACAACAATACTTCCTGCTGGCATTACCATCTCTCTTGCATACATTCCGTCAGAGAAGTGGTGTCTTGTTACTACATCTGCCTTTGGAAATTCCTTCATTATCTCTTGTAACTGGTAAATACTATCTTGCGTTACAACATCATTCACGAAGACTCAACCTCATACTGAATAGCTTGTAGATGGAATGGCGTAGCATCAGGTACTGTGATCTCTGGGACTACTTCTGTATCCCAACCATTACCACCATTTTGATCTTCTATAATACCAGTTCTAGGAACAAAGGGCGTATTAAATGGAGCATCTTGGGTTTCACCTATTTGTCTAATAGGCACCAACAAGCCATCAATATAGATGCCAGCACTCTTATGCACACGCAAGTTAATGTTAGTAATCTTCTTGCGCTTCATGGTGTTCTGTCCACCACGAGTACCAGGATTTGTATTTAAAGGCATACCCTTAACTTTTACAGGGAAGTTTAAACCAATCTCTAAGTCTCTAGTAGTGAACCCATCAAGTTCTTCGGCAGTAATTGTTACACCGTAATTAGGGCTGCTGAATGTCACAACTCTGTTAGGAAGTACGTCACCGTCTGCAAGCACTCCAACAGTAAATCCAGATAATGACGAGCCTTGTGCAATAGGAACAAACACATCTGCATTTGGACTTGCTGCTGTAACAGTAACTTTGTAGCTAGAGTCTAAAAGGTAATCAAAGCTCCATCTCTCAACAGATCGGTCAACACCTCCAGTTGAAGAAGTTCTTTTGATGATAACGTAAAGGTCATCACCAACAGCCGAGCATGATTCTAACTCGTTATTCCTAGTAGTATCAGACTCTTTATATGGAGTCCATCTAGTGAATCCGTTAATGTCTTGGTTACGCATGGTGTTAAGCACAGCAGCCGTGCCATCTTCGTTAATAATAAATACCCAATTAGCATCTTCTGTTGTGGTGCCTGACAGGATAGCCATATCCTTGGGATTGTTAATTAACTGCGAAGACAATACAGATATGTCATTGGATGTGTAAGCATCTTCGTTAAAGCTAAATACATACTGCCTAAGCGTATTACCATTCTTATCAACAAATAAGGTTGCACCATCAATAGACTTGGCCTCTAGGTTAAAAGAGCCATGTTGCGTCTGTGACACCACTTCAACAGTAGAGGGTGTAACACCCTTGACTAAGAACTCAGAGCCAGCACAGAAGACCTGAAGCCCTCTGTCAGGGTTTATGTCTACAATGTCAGTAAGGCCGCGAGAGTCAATAGTTATAAAGATACCCTCATCATCCTCACCCCTTTCCGAAAAGAAGTTAAAGAACTCACCTGCTCTACTGGCAAACAAGCTCTGAGGCTTAGACTTTGTACCGCCCAACCACAAGCGACCATCAGAGAATACACCCATCTTAGGGAATCCTCTGGTTACAGACCATACAGGTTCGGCTCTAGTAGTTCCTGCAACGTCCTGAGTAAAAGAAATTACCGCAGAAGAGCTAGCATTAGCACTGGTTGGGAACCCTGCAAGAAGCTCAAGCGGCTGTGCAGAACCCTCCGCAAATGTAATCACATAAACATCTTGAGTTCCAGAAGAGCTATGAGCTACAACAGTAATTCCAGTAGAGGGAAAGTTAGGCATTTCTTGTAAGTTTTTCTGCAAGTTAAATGCAGTCGAATTACTAGCCACTCCATTGTAGGTAATGTTTTTACTTAACACGCCTTCAACATCTATCTGATACTGATTACCTACCACGAAGTGATCAAAAGTAATAGTCTGTTCTGCCGGAATTGGAATTGGGCTTGAGCTGTCATTGTAGTCATACTTAGGCACATCAACAAAAGGAATCTCATCTGCAACAAAAGAGTTAGATGGATCGGTAGCATAAGTGCTTTCATTAAATATAATTCGTCTAGGCTTTTGATCTTCATGGAACATAAGCATGACGTTTTCTGTCTGAGCATCTCGTACAGAAGGTATCTGGGCAGAAGTATAAGGCACAGGAATATCAGCAACATACACAGTATCAGCACTGCCAGCATGAGGAGTTCTGTAAAACCTTAAATTGTTTTCTGTCATTACAGCTAAAAAGTTAAAGTCAGGGCCGTATTCCCAATCAAAAGTTTTAAGCTCACTGGTTGGAGTGTAGCCTGTAGGTTCGGCAGAGAAGTTCCACTCACCCATACGAACACGCCAGTTTACGCTTTCTGCGGCATTAAGGTCTACTTTAATTCGCCATTCTGTTTTACCTGAAACAGCAATAGAGCTTAAATCAAACTTTTCGCTCACTAAGCCGCCAAACTCACTAGTAATGGTAATTTGCTTAAAGAATTGCCAAACACCACTAACTTTGCGCTGGATAGTTAAATTAGCTGTCTGTATGTATGCACCGCCAGTACCATTACGAATAAGGTGGGCATTTTCTATAGTAAGAAAGTCTGCATCATAGCTTCCACCAAGATTGTATGTAGCAACTGTGTAACCAGTAGGAGTTCCTGCATTGGCATCTGTAGTAGCATATGTGCTTGCATTGCCATCGTTAAGCAAAGCAGCAGTACCGCCATTAGGCATAAGAGGATTAACAGCAGTTTGACGAGTGTTACCTCTAAGAGCAACGTCTATGAACTGTGTGCCAGGTCTACGCTTAACACCACCTTGGGGAACAATAACAACGCCCTCGGCTTGCTGTGCGCCCTGATAGTATTGTTCAAGATCGGTACGGCCTTTAAGTAATGGTGACAACTCACCACTGGCAAAGCTGGTTTGCTGAAATTGTGACTTAGGCATTAGTACCTCACGTTAATAAATGGGCGATCCTGAATAGGTGTTTGCGGGTGCTGCTGCGAGTCAGTGAAGCGAGCCATACGACTAGAATTAAGATACTGGTTGGCTAGCAACTGCATAGAGGCCGCACTGTCACGAATAGAGGGAGCAAAGTCCATAGCTAAGGCATACTCAATCATCTTGGCAAAGTATGCAGGCCATTCATTTTCAGCAACATTACGAATGTAATCTGCATAGAAATTTGTAGGCGTGTATTGACCGCTATCATTTATAGCTGAATCAAAATTACAATAAACCATCTGAGAGCGCGTTGTATCAGGAGAATCTTCTTCAGCGTAAATCTGATATGGCACTGATGGACTTACTGTTATTAGACTCAAACAATCTTCTGGAACAAAGTACGCAGCCTGCCATTGAAAGCTAGGCACAAACGGAACTGCTGGATTAGTATTTGGAATTACAGATCGTAACATTTCAGTTTGGGTTCTTGCAAAACCCCAGCGAAACTTAGATAGCTCGCTCTGAACAATATTGTCGTATAAACTTGTAGCTACAACCTGAGCGCGAGTGCCGCTATTCAAAGATGTTAATGGCACATCGCCAATAAGAATGAGAGCATTATTAATTAACGATAGCTTAGTTGCCATAAAAAACCTTTATATGTAAAGAAAGGGGCCACCGGAGCAGCCCCATTCAGTTTTACTACTTATGCGTGTGGTACTGTAGTACCGGCAGCTACTGCAACAACACCTGCTGTAATAGACTTAACATAAGTGATGTGGAGATGTGCAGTTCCTGATTCCTTGGCAACAAAGATAGCATCGCCTTTCAAGAAAACATCCGCAGCTTCATCAAAGTAGCTAGCCACTTGTGTGTCAGCGATAGAGTCCCCAGATGTGTACATCCAAAGAGTACCGCCAACGCCTGATCCGCCAATGCGGGATAAACCTGTTCGTGCAAAAGCCATGATAATTCCCCTTATGCAGTTTTGTCGTATTGAACTTTAACGATACCAAGACCGTCACGAGAAACAGCGCCAGCCTTCAGCATACCGTTACACAACCAAGAAGTGCGATCAGCAATCCAATCAACGTCAGTCTTAATGTCGATACCGATTGCAAGACCAACAGCGTCCTGAGAGAAGAAGTATGAATCAACGATGTCACCTGCTGTAGTCAGACCACCTTCAGCACGATCTTCAACAACTACAAACTTAAAGCCACCAAAGGTATCAACGTCACCGTTGACCAGAGCTTTAACATTGTTATAGTCAACAGAAGTAATTTCTTCTTCGTTAAGCAATCCGCCCAAACCCTGAGCAGTAATAGCAGCATACAGGTTAGCGTTAGGAACGCCTTGAGCGCGAAGAAGAACCTGAGCTTCAATTACTTTCTTAACAGTCAAGTTAGTGCTATTTTCAACAACAGTACCAGCGTAAGCAGTTTCTGCGTCCATTGCATCAATAACCAGCTGATCACAACGACGACCAAGAGACTGTGCGATAGTGCTTGCAAGTTCCTGCTTCTCGTCAAAGTTTACAGTGGCAGCGTCAAACATGTCAGTGTATTCTGGAGCATTCCAGTTTTGCAGAGTTGCAGTAGCAAAGCCGTGAGTGATGTCCATAGGAGTTACTAGGTCAGAAGTAGACTTTTGGTTA